TGGTGTTGAGGTAGCGCCCTCGGTCGTTGCGGTTGAAGTCGTACTCAGCAGGCACGTTGACCGGCTTCAGCTTGGGCAGCAGCTCACCCTCAACCGCGTGGTCGTTGTAGTCGCCAAGCCCCTCCGGGATGAGCACCTCGCTTTCAGCGCCCCGGCTTCGCACAGCTTGGCTCGCCTCGATGGCCTTCATCTCGCCGGTCTTGGACTCATCCTGATCAGCAATAAAGACGTGCTTCGCGTTCGGAAAATATTCGCTGATCGTCTCAGCAACCGGCTTTAGATTGCCTGCATCAAAGCAACAGATAACCGGCTGCTGGGAGTCTTGAAAATAACTGGCCGCTGTCGCATAACCCTCAGCGTAATTGATGACCGCTGCGTCCTTAAGCATGTGCTCGCCCAGCAGAAAGAAGCTGCCCTTTTTCTTGCTGCCGGTCAAAAACTTCTTGCCGCCATCGTCATCAATATATTCCAGCCCGACAATCTCAAGCTGCGCGTCCAGCAAAGGAATGATCAACCTGCCGTCTTCATGCTGCCTGAGACCGTGGCTGAGCACCTGTTTACGCTCAAGGTATGGGTGCTTCTCGCATGGGGTTGACTTCTCCCAAATGTTCTGAGCGATCTTTGCCGCCTTGGTTTGCTTGTTCGCCAGCTCGACCTTTGCCTCTTCCTGCAGACGCCTGATCTCTTCTTTCTGATCTTCGGTCATCTCGTAACGAGCGCCGTTGTTGGGTCGCCATTGGGCTGTAGGGTTGACGTGATCCAGCCGGTAGTCACCGCACCGGCCATAGGGTACTGACTGGTTTAACCATAGCTGATACCAGCCTGTTAGCTTGCGCTTGCCGTCAACTTCCATGTAAGCGCGACCGACTGAACCGTCTGATACCAGCCCTTTCTTTGGGTCTACACTCATGCCGTTGCTTAGGAGGAACGCTTCAAATTCTGATCGAGCATCAGCCGTGAACGGCATACTCTGGTTTTTACTGGGTCGGGATACGTTTATTGCCATGGGTCTTTTTCCGCTTGCTTTTCATTAAGAGCTGTGTACCATAGTGCAAACATTTGGACAACACAAGGGAAAGCAACATGGGATTGATAGCAAGTAGTAGTGGTGGTGGTGAATTCGAGGCGGTGCCAATCGGCACGCATCGAGCAATTTGTTACAAGCTGGCGGACGCCGGGACTCGCGAAGAGAAGTTCAAGGACGAGGAACCAAAGAAGCGTCACACCGTTTTTATTTTCTGGGAATTGCCGGATCTTCGTACCTCCAAGGACCAGCCGTTCAGCATCTTTAAACAGTACACGTTGTCGTTAAACGAGAACTCTGCGCTGCATAAAGACTTGAAGTCTTGGCGTGGTAAAAGCTTTACCGAAGCAGAGTTGAAGTCATTCGACATGGCCAACATTCTTGGCGTGAACTGCGACCTTGAGGTTGAGCACACTGCCGGTGGTCGAGCCAAGATTGTTTCAATCTTTAAACCAGATGGCGGCGCGAAGAAAGTTGCGACGGTCAACGATCAAGTCATGTTCGACCTTGAAGATTACTGCAAAGAATTTTCGGGCGAGTCCTGCGATGAGAGCAAAAACGCCTGTGATATTTTTGCGGACCTGCCAGCGTTTTTGTGCGAAATGATTGAGGGGTCTTATGAGCTGGCGGCAGCTTACTCTAAAAGCCGAAAGGCTGAGGCGGGTGAAAGCAAAGGCGGCTTGGCTGCGATGTCTTCAGCAAAGAAGACGGTCACGGTCGAAGATTTCGAAGACGACGAGATTCCGTTTTAATGGACGCTCGCAGAATGCTTGCCCGGCTTGAAAGGGCTTTAACTGAGCAGAAGGTGTCAGTCACTGAGTTTTTGTATCAGCACAACTTGGCACCTTCTACTTTCTATAAAATCAAAAAAGAAAAACAGTGTACGCCCAAGCAGAACAAGCTTTACTTGAGCGCTTTGAAAAAGTTTGAACCAAGTTTGTCTGAAACCATCACCGTGACGGTCGAAGATGTCGTCAACTCACCTAGCCATTACAAGGTCGGTGGGGTCGAGTGCATCGACGTGATGGTTCAGCTTTACGGTTTGAAGCGCGTTCAGGAATACGCTGAGATAGCAGCATTTAAGTACGCATGGCGTGAAGGGAGGAAAGGTGATAGTAGGACTGATAAGAGAAAAAAAATATGGTACACACGTTTTGCGATGGGCGACGATCCTCGCAGGTCTTCTGATGTTTAAGGAGATGAGTCTTTCACGCTTCACCGGCTGGGCCGTTGTCACCGCTTTTGCGAGTGGCATCGTGCTTGGCGTAATGATGTTTTAGGAGAGTGTATGCCAGATTTTAAACCGGGTATTTACGAGGATCTCGATTACCCAGCCTATGCCGCAATTACGGTTGACGGCCAGAGAGCGTGGCGGTCGCATGACCTCACCTCTCTGATCAAGTGCCCGTATACTTGGAAGAATGCCAAGCCGTTTAACGAATCACCGGCCTTGCTTGAGGGCCGTGTTCAGCACACGGTCTTCTTGGAGCATCACAAATTCGATGATGAGTTTGCGATTGATCCCGGCTTCGACAAGCGCACTAAAGCAGGCAAAGAAGGATACGAGGACTGGACCTCTGGGCTGAACGGACGCACACCTTGCAAGCAAGCCCTCTATGATATCTGTATGGAGCGGCGTGAAGTTTTAGCAGACTTCATACCGAAGCCAGAGCACAAGGTTGAGCTGACTTTGGTTTTTGAATTTTGCGGACAGCCCTGCAAAGGTAAGCTCGATTGGTACACAGGGACCGACATCTGGGACTTGAAGACCTGCCGCGATGCCTCACCGCGTGGCTTTAAAAACGCCGTGAACTCCTTCAGGTATTACCAGCAGGCAGCGTTTTATCTCGCCGCTGCGGAGTACCTTGGCATAGCTTGTGACAAGTTTTATTTCTTGGCGCAAGAAAAGGCGCACCCATACCCGTATGGCGTTTACACGCTGACTGAAGAGGCTGTGCAGTATGGTCATGCCAAGAACCAGCAAGCGCTTGAGATTGGCTTGAGGTGTGAGCGAACCAACGACTACCGACCTTTTGATAACGGCTTGATCACGGAGTTTAATCTTAGTGATCTCTGGTAAGGATTTGGAACGGGAGCAGAAGTGGGCGGACGATAAAAAGTATTACGCTGCCCGATCTGCATGGAAGCGCAGGCACCAGTTGGTCGAGGGCAAAGGCTACACTTGGGGCCAGTGGTTCCAGCGAATGTTTGGTGAGAAGCTGACTGACTATGCTGCTCGAAAGGCCAAAGAAAAATCAGAGGCCCTTTAGCTCCTCGCTGGCAAGCTTCCCGGTTTCCCGATTGAACTTCATCGCAAGGTAGTCATGTATTCGGCTAAGCTCATAAGCTCGAAGATCCTCGTCCGTCTCATCAACAATTTTGTCGAGCATCTTCAACACTCGCAAGGTGGGGATGTTTGATTGTCTTTCCATGTCGTAATCCTAATTTAAATTGCAGGCAAAAAAAAGCGGCCTAAGCCGCTTCCTCTATTTTACGCTGCTCGCGTCGATGGCTTTCTTCTAAGATGAGTTGGTCTTGATATAAACCAGCTTTGCTTTCCAAATAATTTGGCAATTCAATACCGTGTACTTCGCAAAGCTCGATAGTGCGCTCGGCAACCTCAAGGCTTGCCGTATCATAAACAACTCTATCAATATCGACCCGACCCCTTGAACGAACCTCCGACATTTTATGCTCTGCGCTGAGAAGGTTAGCCATGATGCAAGCAATATTTTCGGCTTGGCTCTTTTCAATTGTTTTAAAATTTTCCATTTCGTTTCTCCTCCCGGCGGCTTACGCCGCTTCCTGTTCTGCTATTAATTTCAAACACCGTTTGCAATTGATGCTGTAAACTGACGCGCCCTCAACTTCGTAGCCATCTTGATAGCTCGGGACATTAGGACCGCAAAGCAAAACTTCACTACCGTCATCTTGCTGCTCCCAGCCGTGGACTTTTGAAACTGCACCAAGTCGATCCTCACAATCACCTATCCATCTCTGCCAAAATACTGCTTCCATTTTTTCTCTCCTCAATGTTTTGGGTTTCGGCCTAACGGCCTCATCAGTACCAGTCCCTAACTGGTAGACCCGAAGGCGGTGATTAAGCCGCCCGTTCTGATTCCTGATCACTTAAACGAATTTTTAGTTCTTTTATTTTTTCCTCGGTAAACCAACTAAAGCGTGGGGCTTCAATGCCGAACTCATCAAACAATGCGCGAATCGCCAAACCTTCATTTAACTGACAGTTCCAATATTCGTCTCTTGTATTGTCATTTTTGAGGCTCAGCTTTGCGACAGCTTTGTACAAACTGGCATCTGCTAAAAGGTCGTTGATTCGCTTTACCGCTTTCTTACTAATTGTTGTCATGTGTATTTCTCCTTAATTAATTTTTTACCTCAACCTCAAGACAAAGAATATCAGTTACCGTGTCGATGTACAACACTTTGCAACAATTAAATTGCTTGCATTAACAATAAATTTGTGCTCAAAAAAAAGCGGCCTAAGCCGCTCTTAATGCTTTGTTGATTGCTGCAACAGTGTTTTTGGTTTTCGGGTCATGCACTAAAGACTTAACCAGACGATCACCAATTTTTGAATAAAGATGCACCGAACCAGCGCCGTGAACACTTGAGTTAAAGATGCGGCCTGTAAGACTGTCGTCCGAAACTTTGAAGGAGTGGTAACCGACAAACACATCCTCATCGAACGTATCTTTTAAAGGCTCCCCATCCAAGTCGTAGACCCTTAACCAAGTGCTCTCGTTGACCCCTTCGTTCCAGCCGGAACCGATAGAGTCATGACCGCCTTCCCAAGTCCAAGTGCTTGCTTCATTGATTTTTACTGCTTCCATCTTCTCTCTCCTTAATTAATTTTTTACCTCAACCTCAAGACAAAGATTAGCAGCTACCGTGTCGTTGTACAACAGTTTGTAATGAATTAAATTGCTTGCATTAACAATAAATTTGTGCGCAAAAAAAAGCGGCCTAAGCCGCTCTTTCAATTTTCTCGACGTTTCAGTTCCATGAAACAGTAATTGATTTCGTCCTGATATTGTCCTGACTTGATGTTGTCAGGCAATGCCTGAATCGCGGATCGACAATCATCGATGACGTACCGAAGCGATTCAATGGACCGGGTTTTGCACAGCTTTATGTAATCGCTGTGCCAGTTGCCGTTAGAGCTGATCA